TGATTTAGCAACATTGAAAGTATCCTTGATTGTTTCATATATTAACTTAGCTTCTTTAGCGCTTTCAGCTTTATCTAAAGTTTCAACAACACGTAGTTTTTGAGCTTCATCTAAAGTGTTTGCTTTAAAGATTCTGTTAACATATAGTAGTTTAGAGTTTAATAAATTAACTTCGTTAAGTTCGGTTCTAACAGTGTTAAGGGCAGTTTTAGTTTCTTCAAGTTCAATTGACAATGCATTTATAGCTTCATCCATTTCTTCTTCTTTAACTTCGTTAACCTCATCTTCTTTTTTACCTTCTTCCATGCAATGTGCTTCGGGCATTGGTTTGCCGTCTTCATCATAACAATGGCCTTCTTCTAAGTTATCTTCATCTAAACTGTTAATTTCATTTAAAAGAGTATCTAGATCAAATTCTTCATCCTCAGCTATGTATTCAGCATTGTAGCCAACATCGTTAGCATCCTCTGCTTCATAATGAGGTTTGTGCATTTCTTCTAGTTCTTCTTCTTCTTCGTTTACGACGACTTCGTCTTCTTCTAATTCTAATTCGTTTAATAGTTCTTCCAAATCTATTTCTTCATCTAAATCAGCTTCTTCTTCCATTGATTCATCTTCGTCATAATCCATTCCTTCGTCAACGTCTCCGTCTTCGTCGTAATTCATCATTTCGTCCATATCCTCATCTTCATCATATGACATTCCTTCGTCCATATCTTCGTCTTCATCGTAGTACATGCCTTCAGACTTTTCGTCTTCATCATATTCTTCGTCTAATTCCTCAGATAGTTTAGCAGAAAGCATAGATTGAAGTTTTGGTGTAAAAGCTTCTTCTAGTGCAGCCTTAGCATTTGCAAGAGCAACTTCACGAACCGCTTTAGCGTCAGCGATAGCCTCTTTTAAAATGTCCTTTGCCATTCTTTTTAAGTTTTTAATCTCGTTAATAAAATTGTACGGGAAATAAGGTTATTAGGAACCTTAATAAAGGGTTAGTGTATAAGTCAGGGACGGCTTATTGGGAAGCGCGTATGTTTTCCAATATACATATATAAAGAGAGGGGAGACCAAAAAAGGCGCCGAAGCGCCTTTAATGGATATTTAATTAAAAATTACTTCTTATTTACAAAGAAGGAACCAATAATAACTAGTACTACTAGTCCAACGAAACCACCGTTACCTAATGCATTTACTAATGATGTTAGGTTAGTAATTACGTCCATTCCGAATACTGTTCCACCTGTTAAGATAGACCAAAGGATTGTTACTGGGATAAATGCTAAAAATAATTTAGCTAAACCACCTAAAAATCCTGTAATTAATGAAAATGCTTTTTCCATGATTGTTTGTTTTTAATTAATAGTTTAAAATTTGTAAGATAAACCTAGGTTGAAAGAACCTTCTCTCTCACCGTTTTCATCTTCTTTTAAACCCACGCTGTAGTTAGGTTCAACATGAAGTCCTTTCCAAACATCGTAAGAGTAACCTACGCCAACATTTAAGTTGTCGAAAGTCTCCTCAGTTGGAGCTTGAACAGAAACAAACAGGTTTTCATTCCACAAGTAACGTCCCCATACATCGTATGAATCATCACCTTCGGCATTTTCGCCTGCTCTTACCAAACCAACAACAAACTTATCGTTTACTAAGTAACCGATACCTAAATTGTCAGTAAAATTAGTTGTACCCCATTCTTCGTTTAAGTCGCTGTCAGGAGTGTTTACAGTAGTTACTACCATAAATTGTGCTGATGCTGCAAAACTTGTTAAGATTGCTACAGCAAGTGTCATAATTAAATTTCTCATAATTTTTGTTTTAGTTAATATTTAGTTAATTGAAAACAGGAGTAGCTGACTACTACTCTTGTGCTGTGATGTACTTTTTAGTACTTTATGTTATTTTAGTCTCTCATGAGATTTATATATTTTTGTAACCTTTATTGTCTGTGATACATATGAAGGGGTTTTAACCCACCCAAATATTTTTGTGGAGATTTTGCGGTTATGAACAGTTAATTGTTCACGACTAACACTGACAAGCACCTGTGTTATCACAGATAATGTCGCGTATAATATTATTTACGTTTGTATATTTAAATTCTGGTAATTGGATTTTACCTTCATTAAGACCTTTAGGAGCCATAAATGCACCGTGTGTAGATGGTGTTGAAACAAAATCCCAACATAATAATTCAAAATCATCTTGTACTTCAACTGTACCTTCTGACATATTTTCTTTTACTGAACCCATACCTCTAGAAGAAATGCCAACTGTAATACCTGAAGCAAATAATGCTTTTAATATGTTTCCTGCTGGTGTAGGTAATACTTCAACATCACCCATTACATCGTCTCCATCCCACCAACATCTTTTAATGTTATGAGACACGTTTTGTAAATTGATAACTGAAGATTCTGGGTGATCTAATTCGCCCATTGCGCGATTTTCTTTTACTGGGCCCTCCATGTATGCTTTAACCTCTCTTTCAAGGATTTCTTTAGGATAAACTCTACCATTTTGGTTTTTAGCTTCAGCACGTTGTAAAACACCCGTAACAACTAGTGATTTATTCTCTTTAATAGAACGTTCTACTAATAATTTATCTACTTTAAATGGTCTATATTCTTGTAATAACATAATTATACTGTTTTATATCCTAATTTTTTGTATATTTTTAGTTTCTTTTTTTTATCATTACCGAATGCTTTTGGGGTAGCATACCCCATACCTACCCCCGCATTAAATGAAGCACCTGTACCCGTAGCGTTTATTTCGTCTACTTTTTTATACTCATCAGGATAGTTTTTTCTTATGTGTGTTCTAAATTTATTATATAATTCTTTTAATTCTTCAGAGATATTATATAATACTATATCTTCAGGTTTACTATCTACTAATTGTTTAAAATCCTGAACTTCAGCTTCTATATCTTTAACCATATTGGCTAATGAAGGTTTACGAACTACTTTAGATGTAATTTTACCTGTTTCGGGATCGGGATCTCCACTAACTAACTCAAAATCTTGTTCACGGTTTGTGCCTTTGTTTCCTCGAGCAACATTCCTATCTGACTTTATTTCGTTAAAAGTAGATTCTTCTATATTATATATGTCAATAAGACTAACCATGGATCGTTTTTAACTCGTTTACTAATTCATAATAGCTAAGCAAGTTAATAACGTTATCATCATTAACTGATGATTTCTTACACAATGGTTTAATCATGTTTTTAGTTTCAGTTAATTTTATAGCTACTGCTTTGTTCTCCACTTTTTTAGAGTACCCAGTAATTGTTTTTTTAACTTCTTTAATTTCCTGGTTGATAAAAGACTTAAGAGCAGGGCTATTAGTAACGCTGTTAACATATTCTTTTAGGAGTATTTTTTGGTTATCTTGTAAACCACTATACTTGTTATTAAATTTTTCAAGTAAAACTTTGTATGTAAGCAATCTAGTGTCTTTATCTTGTTTACTAAAATTTTCTAAAACAGTATTTTTTTTAGCTGTTTTTGGTTTTATAGTAATATGTTCTAGAAGAGTTGATTTTGAATTAACAATAGATATAGGTGTAGCGGTTTTATTTTCAAGTAAATTAAAAATAGATGCCATTACTTTATAGTTATCTATTTTAGCTTTAAAGAAATTATTTATGTCGTATGTTTCCTTAATTTCTTTGATTAGGTTATATTTTTCTTTCCTTAACTGACTTTTATTTAATTTTCCGTGTACCTCAATTAATGTATTAATTAGCATTGTAGCTTTATTATCTTCTTTATATTTTTGTGATATAAATGTATGGTATATTTTATATTCTTTTAATAGAGCTGAATCGCCACTAAAATATTTTTTAATAATAGATAAGGCCCTTGGATTATCGCCAGCTATAGTATCAGCTGTCAACTGCCTTGTAAGGAGTTCAAATAAAATTCCAGTATTCTTGTACTTAGAATGTTTTACTTTCATTGTTTGTGTATAAATTGCAATTTATCTGTATATAAATATAGACTTTTTCCTAAGACTTAATATTTTTCTCGGATAAAAGTCCATTTTCTTCAGTTTCTTTTAATATTTGTTTTTTATTAAAACGTTTTTGAAGAGATTTTTTAATATTTGTCGCCTCAAATGTAGAAACCTTATTACCATCTGAAGGTTTTTCTTGTTTACCTGTTGATAATCCTTTTTTACCTAGTGGGTCTCTACTAAAGTTACCTTTATCTGAACCATAATTTTGTGGACGTTCTACTGGTCTACCTGGATCCTTTTCGTCATATCCTGTTGGTACTTGAGCTGGGCCTACTGCTTTATCTCTTTTATTACCATACAATGAAGCTAAATCGTGAGGTGTACCATAAGATACTCCTGATTCTACAGGATCATTTCCTTCGTTTTCAATTTGTGATAATCTAAATTTATCTAAAGCATCCTCAAGCATGTCTTCTTTTTGATCATTATATTGATCAGGTGATAAACCATATACATTTTCATAAACCCAATCTTTACTAAAGATTTTATTATCAATCATTGTTTGAGCTACTGTTGTTTTAGCAGTAAATAGCTCAACTTTTTCTTGTTCATATATAATGGATGGTGTAGTTAATTCTAAAGAAAAGTCAACTAATTGCTCATCAGTAAATCCTTGTGAATATAAATGTACTAATGCAATTTTAGTTAATTCTGATTCTATAATTCTTTGAACACGTTCAACTGTACGAGCGAACCTAACATCCATACCTGCTAATGTTGATTTTCCTTCTACTCCTTCTTCATAACCTAAGAATGGTTTAGGTATTTTAAGGGCGGCCATCATTTTATCTTTTAAATATTCAATATCACCTGTACCATCATAATCTAAACCTTTTGTGGTATCAATTCGTGTTGACGTATCTCCACCCCTAACTGGGATAAAGAAATCTTCAGTCATGTTTTGAACATTAAATTTTAGATTATAGTCACCTGTTTGCTGGTCTATATAAGGTGTTTTTTTCATTTTATTAGCTGTATCAGCCATAAATTGTTCTATCTTATCAGCATCTGTTTGACCTACATTAATATAGAAAATTCTTTTTTCAGGTGCTCTCATAATTCTATGAATAAGCATTGCGTCTTCCATTAGTTGAAGTTGCTTCCACGAACGTCTAGCAGATTCAATCATGCTTTTTCCGTATGGTAAAAAGTTTGTATCACCGAGCAATCTAAAGTGAGCAATTTCATAATTTTCGTATGATGCTTTTGCAGAACCTTCCTGTTTAAAGCAAACATATGATGGATTTTCAGGATCCATATCCTCAAGTCGTGTCATTTCATACGTTGAAATTGGTTTTACGTTTAAAACTCCATACTCAGGTTCAATCTCTAAATGTAAATAAAAATCACCATACTTACACATATTTCGTGTCCATCC